TGGTCCTTGCGGTGGTTGACCCCCTTCAGGAGGAATCCCTCCCTCTGGTGGCGTTGGTAGAGGCTGTGCGAACTGCTTAAATATCTCAGCTTGAATAGCAGCGTCCTGCATTGAGTTAGTAACCTTGTCAGGATCAAGGTCCATGCTGATAGCAATCTCACGAATGATGTAGTCCATCTTGGCAAAGGGAGCCAACGCAGGGTTTTGTACTACCTGCAAGAACTGGGTTAAACGTTGGCTACGCACTTCGTTAGCCATTAAGCTCTCAGTACCCTGTGCGCGTACTTCCAAGTCACCCTTAATCTCAGGATCAAAGTCAAACTGCATGTTGAAGTTAAAGAACGCCTTACCCAAAGGAGCAAGCATATAGTCATCTACATTCTTAATTACATTTCGTATAGAGCCATTAGCAGCAGACATAAGCATACTAATGCCAGAAGCCGTTCGTCCAACACCTTGCACTCCTGTCTGACCGTGAGCAAAGCTAGGAAAGCCAGTACTCTCGTCTGCTAATACACGTGCCTTATCAAAGAGTTGCATGTTCTCGCCAGCTACATTCGGGAACTTAGTACCAAAGATAGCTTGACCGGGCGCACCCCCTTGCCTACGAAACACCTTGCCGGGGTACAGAGATAGGTCTTGACCGGGAACTAAGTTAGTCTCATCAATCTCTATCAAAAGGTTACCTGACATAACCGCATTGTCTACCGCCATACGCATGAACCCATTCATAAGAGTCTGAGTATCATCCATATTCTCAGCTATACCTACACCAAAGAAGCTATAAGGGTTAAGCTCATAGGGTACTGCATAGTAAGGAATAAGGGCAGGTTTAAACGGATTCATAACCATACGGATTACTTGATGATTACAAACCCAAATGTTTACGTTTAACTGTTCCGCATCCTTTAGTTCTTTAGGGATATCAATGTCATGCTCTTTTAGTACTTCAGAATCTACAAAGCCCCAGAACTCAAACAACTCATAACGCTCAGCTTTTGACTCTTGAGCGTCATCCTCCATAGCTTGCTCCCACCACTTCTTCTCATAGGACTCACCCATGTTAAGAGACTTCTCAATGGCGTTGTCACGGAAGAAAGGCCGACCTTTAAGCGCACGTACTTGAGAGCGTGATAGTTTATGACGCTCAACGATATACTCAGCCTCATCCATATTAGCTGCGTCAGGGTCAGGGTAGAAGTTCCAAAGAGAAACATGGCTAGTAGAAGGTACAGTTTTGATTGTAGGTTGGTACTCACCCTCATCATTCCAACTAGGATACTCTTTGTTGACCGCAAACGGCCCCTTCATAATACCTGTACCAAACAAAGCCAACTCAAAAGAACTAAGGCGTAGCTGTTTGTTAGCACCTGACTCTTCTAGTTGATCATGAATTTTCTTCTGCATCTTCTTAGCTGCAACCAAAGCAGGACTAAAGTTAATGCTACTAGGTAGAGAGCCTACACCTTCTACAAGTTTATCTTCTACAGGCTCAAGCTTCTTAGCTAAGCCACCAAGACGGGCCTTAATAGACTCCATAGTATCGCCGGGTTCAAGCGTAGTGTCAGGCCCAAACATAGTGCCAAAGGCGTCTTTTAATGCATCACCAGCTTCTTCTGCTTTGGGATTGACATCAAAGTGTACCGTGTCTGCTACGCCTTCAGGCAACGTAGTAGGGTCAATAGCTAAAGGAAACTTCTGACTGCCAAATAGTACTTCTACAATCTGACCGTAGGCAGCTAGAGTTTTAGTCTTAGTAACTTTTACAAATACTCTTGACTTCTCTGCTTCTGTGAATTGTACTTCACTATTGTAGATACCTCTATAGTTACGGTAAGCACTCATCCAACGTAATTCGTCTGTATAGCGTGAGTCTTCTGCTTTCTTGTACTTGCTCATAACCAAGTCAATAATGTGACCCGCTTTAGGATCAGTCATGCTTTCTGTAGACACATCTTTAATGTGTGCTGACTCAGCAGACTCTAAGTTTGATTCAAAGTCAGTTGTGAAATCTTCAGGGTCCATACTTAATATCCAAATGTAGGATCAGCAACTTGAAAGCCGCTTCTCTGTGTTGCAGGATTAAAGTCCCATAAGGAACTTCTTGGTCTAGTCATTATACCATAGCGTATTGCATCGTACAAGTGATCTTCTGCATTAGTATCAACGTCTTCTGGGTTTCGTTTATCTAAAGGAAGACTTGGTAGTTGTGCTATGCAGTTGGTGCAGGTGGAAAAGAATACGAGTTGGGGTTCCTCAGTAAACTCCTCCACCTGCAAACGGCGGTGTATCTCATTTTTACCTGAAACCCTAGAACCTTTAGAGCGATCTGAAGGTCTCCAGCGACAGCCCTTCATAATCATTTGCTCTGCCAAACTAGGTCCAGTGTCACCTCTTTTATGCCAGAGGGACGAGTCCAACACGCCGTATCTCATAGTGCCATCACCCGCCTCTGCCTCAAGTATCATATCCGCTAGATCAGTGGCGGTGACTTTAGTTACATACATCTCTCTGTAGACTACCAACTGCTCTGAGGGAGAAACAGCAAACCACACAACACCTGTCCAACTGCCGTAGCCGTAATCGCAAGCTCTGAACTTCGTCCAGCTATTAGGAATACTATAAGGCTCAACAACGTGTATTTTTCTATTGAACTCTGGAAAAGCTGCGCCCTCATTAACATCCCAATTACCCTCTAGTAGTTGTTTGCGTTGATGCTCTGGCATAGACAGAAGCATAGTTTCATAATCACCACTGTCAGCTAGGTACGGATTGTCAAACAAACTTGCAGGAATAAACCTACGTTTAAACAATGGTTGGCCTGCCTTAGTGTGTCCTTTAGGGTACTCAAGTCTATTCCCTGTCTCAATGTCCGTAGCCCAGAAAGAAGTATTAGGCTTAGATGGGTCTATAAACATCTTCTTAACCCACTGATGCCCCACAGAACCGGGATTGGTTGTGGCTCTCATGTATAAGCCTAGTTCTGGTGCTGCACTACGTAAACGTGAGCGCATATAATTCCACGCAAACGGGGTAGACCATTGAGTTAACTCATCAAATGCTATATAGTTAAACGCCTGTCCTTGGTAGCGCATAACGTCTTGATCTTTATCTAGGTAACTCATCCAGATGCGACCACCTCTAGGTGTAACCCATTGTGACTTACGCTCTGACCACTTAATGCCGGGAATTGCTTTAGGATACAACTCTTGACTTTTCTGTATAAGCTCTCTAAGTTCCTCTGTAGTGTGACGTACAAGTAAGCCACTAAACTCTTTATGGTTAAGACTACGTAGAGGGTCAGCTAGTGTAGCGTAGCTCTTGCCACCCCCTGCTGCTCCACCGTACAGTACTTCTCGTTCAGCAGAGGCTAAGTAGTCTGTCTGTGGCCCGTCATTAGGCTTAAAGACAATGTTTTGTGCTTGTTCTACATCAAAAGGCGCTGCAATAGGGGTAGCTGGCACTTTCTGCTTTGTTTCACGTGAAACTTTCTTAGCTGGCTTGGGTGTAGTAGCCGACCCTTTCTTTTTCAAGCGTTTCGTACTGCGAGATGGCTTTTTGGAGCCTTTTGGCAAGCTCACGTTTAATTCTAGCAACTGTTTTACGTTTTCGCTCAATGTCTACTCTTTTCTTTAAACCCATGTGAGATATACTTCTACCTGACTGTGTAGTTAGCCACGCAGAGACTTCTCTGTAACTATACTGCTTTAAATGCTTCTTGGCAAGTTCTAATAGTTCCAGTTCTCTAGCAATAGGGTTTAGCCATCCTTCGTTATCAGTGTCTATCTCGTACCCCCAAGGTACAGGCTTGACTAGCCTTGGTATGCGCTCCCAACTCTTCATCTTTTCAGGCTTAGGTAACATCCAAAAGCCTAAGTCGTTATTAGCAAAGAAGTTAGTCATTGCTGCTTTCTTTAGGTGGCAAGATAAACAAACCACCGCTTGCTTCTACAGCAACCTTCTCAGTCTTAACTACACCAGCACGATCAAGTATCTGCCCTGCTGCTACCATCTTTTCTTTAACGCCTAGCTGTGTAGGGTCCATAAGCGCACTACCGTAAGCTACAGCAGCTTTAGGGCCAAGCCTAGACATATACGTCTTGGTAGCCTCAAAGATTTCATCCTTTAATGCTTCTATAACAAGGCGAGTAGCAGTGGTGTCGGAGTAACCTGCCATCTTCTTAGCTTGCACTACGTCACCACCTGCCTCGTCAAACAAGACTTGCATAAACATCTGTTGCTTCTCGTTTAAGTTTTTACTCACTTTATTCTCCTGTGTGGCTTCGTAGCCTTAGCCGCTTTTTTAGGTTGCTTAGAGACTTGCTTGCCCTTTGCTGTATCCGCTCTCTTCTTAGCTGTAGAAGCCGCATACGCCCCAGCACCCATAGCTTTAATAGCATTAGCTGGAAGGTAACGTTCTCCTGTAGCCTTTGGACCTTGCGTAGAAGGTTTTCCACTCTTGGTTCTCCATTTTTGACCCGTCCAAGACTTAAGACTTTTTTGGCTTGGTTTTAACGCCATCAGCTTTTGCCTTTGCTTTCTTACTCAAGTCTTTATAGTGATACAAACGTACACTTGACTTGCTATGAGTTTTTCCAGAATGTAAAGTGCCATCAGACATCTTGTGATTGCTACCTTTATACTCAACACCATTAATCTTATAATGCTTTACGCCCTTCATGATGTGTATCCTCCACCTTTTGCTTTGTATTGCTTGGCGACCATTTGAGCTTTACGTGCCGACCACTGGCCGGGGTTTCCCCCTTTACCACTGGCCTTGACAGAGGCAACAAGAGACTTACGCATAGTAGGCTTAGTATAATTACCAGCCGCATTAACGCCCGACTTCTTCTTCTTTGTAGAACCTGTAGTTAATTTCACCACGTGTCATTCCTATGTCTTTGAGCATCTCATCTGTCAGATTGTTTAGCTGCCAGTACTCTGCTCGTCGCTGTTGATGTACTTGTAGTTTCTTAATAAAGTTTTTAAACATGGTATAACTCCTCTATGTATTACCACAGATAGTTATACCATGCTTTAACTTATAGGACTACATACAAGAATGCAAACCCGTTATGCACTACTTCTTCTTAGCAGCAGGTTTCTTCTTAGCCATTCCACCATACATGTAACCGCTAGATTTAGTCATTCCACCGCCCATCATCTTAGCTGCAGGCTTCTTCTTCTTAGCTGCCATACCGCCAGCCATCATCTTAGCTGTAGGCTTCTTCTTAACAGCACCACCTTTGTTCATCTTGCCAACACCGTCAGCAGCAAACGCAGGTACTTTCTTTCCAGCCTTCATAACCATAGGCATACCGCCTGCAGCGTAACCTGTCTTCTTTTTCATCATCATACCGCCTTTGTTGTTGCCTTTGGTGACTTGGTTATTTTTGTTAAGAGTTATATCTGCAGTAACCTTTGCAATAGCATTGTTACGTGTCATACCATTGTTTACTTTGTTTTGTACAAGTCTTTGTTGGTCCCTTGTGAGATTATTAAACGAACCTTGAGCCATAACGTCATTACGAGTCTCTGTAGAAGCAGCATTAGTTTTTTTTCTTACTTTCTTCAAATTATCGGCTATAGAAATGTCTCTACTTTTTTGGTCCTTTTTAAACTTATCAAAACCGGGACGGCTGTCACCTTTTGCATCAAGATTAGATTTTGTAATTTTGCTTTCTTTTGGGGTAGCAGCAGCAACAGGCTTCTTATTCAAGTCCTCTGCATAGACAGCCGCCATGACATTGCCTTTTTTGTCTGTGTAGTACAGACTACCTGCTTTTTTAGCAGAACTAATACTTTTGTATTTACCTGCGTTCTTTTTAGCTTCTTTTACTCCAAGACCTTTTAGTTTAAGTTCTTGGTTCATGTATGCCGTGAGTGACATCTTAGCCATTTTGAGTTATCTCCTTGTTATGAAAGTACAACACGTACTACTGTGCTTGAGCCACTAGCCCGTCTGTAGTTTAAAATAGTTGAATTACCTAGTGCTTTAGGTACAGTATACGTATATACCCCTGCAGCTAGCTCAATATCATTGTCACTGTTATCAGCTTCAGCAGCGCCAAAGTTAATATCAATAGCAGCACTTGCTTCAATGTGTAAAAGTTTTGCATTAGTGCAATCTACATGAGTCGTGTTAGTATTGCTTAGAGTAACTGCAGTTTGTACAGTCCATCCTAAGTCTTCCCCTACTATTGGTGCAGAGTAGTTAGACATTATTTAGCTCCTTAATTTCTTTGCATTTCTATCTCTAGGAAAAGACCTATTGCGACTCTTAGGTTTAACTGCTAAGTTACCGCCCCTGTTATCCATAGGGTTTCCGTTCTTATGATCTACGTCTTTACCGTCACCCTTGCGTACTGCTCCTGAAGTCATTAAGGCTCCTCTTGCAGCATTGCGGGATGCTCTCTTCTTTTTCTGCTCTGGAGCAGCGTGGTAGTTATCATACTCTTTACGGTAGTTGCGTTTAGCCTTTCCAAGCGGAGAGGGCGTCACAGATGTTTTAATTACTTTAGTCATCGTTAGACGCCCTCCCTGTTTAAGATTTATACAATGCCATAAAGGTTAATCAAGGAATAATCAGTAGTTACGTTAACGATCATAACTGTACCAACCACTTGAATAACGTCACCAGCCGCTGGACCTACAGCACCTGCAGCACCCAAAGGTACAGCGTGGTTGCCTACTACAAGTGTACCTGAAGTAAGTACAGCTTGTGGACCTGATACAGCCATCCAACCAAAGTGGGAAGCAGCCATATCTACAACAGTGACACCCATAGTTGCGCCTGTAGTTGTAGCAGCTTGAACAATCAAAGCACTGAGAGGGTCAGCAATAAGAGTAATTCGTGTGCTAGAAGAAGCTGTAAGAGCTGTTGCTAAATCATCATAAGTAGTAATAACAATAGACGGGTCTGATGAGTGATCATGTGCTGGGTTAGAACGAATGCGGAGCATCTGACCTTCACCTGCACCATCATTAATATACAAGTAACC